TTATTATTAAACAAAAATAGTAGTAATATTGCTACTACTACTATTAATATAATGTTTTTGAATTAAAAAGTAAAGATTTTTTAAGAATTTGGCAAAATATAATTAAACCACCCAGTAATGATATATTTTTCTTGAGATCTGGAAGTTATGCCTCTATGATAGAAAGTCCAATCAGCAGGCCAAATAACTGTTAATCCTTTTTCAGGTTTTATTTTTACTTTTTGATGATAGAATTCAGTTTCTCCGGCATCGCTTACAGTATTAAGATACGTCATGAAAACTAGATGTCGTGAAACAAATGGATATACTGGAACTAGTCTTTCGGAATGCCAAGCATGATAGCCGCCGCCTGGTTTGTAATATTGAATATTAACTGGTTCTATAATAGACCAAGGAGTTCCAAGAGCACAATGGGGATACTTTTCAATATATCTATCTACACATAATTGTAATTGGGCAATATACTGATCTAATAAATCTCCAGTTAATACACAATCTAAACTATCTTTGATATTTTTATTAACTATGCCGCAATCCTTACCTTCTTTTTTATTTGGATTTAGAGAATGATAATTGATAATATCGTCACAAATCTTGGTATTTTCTAAATACCAAGCACCGATAAAATTATCAAGATTATTTAAATTATGATCAATCATAGATTGTTTAAAAACTCAAATATAGTTTCTATTTTAGCACGAATAATTTTATTACTAACAGTATTTCTAATTCCCTGGTGTGTAGGTTTAGGCCAACTGTCTAATTCGCACCATGCCCAACCTTTATGTTCTTTACTTAAAATAGGTATAAATTCTTCTTTAACAATACATATGTATGTTTGAAAATTAAAATGAGTATCATCACTGACAAAAGTTTCTAAAGGAATAGATTTTACTATTTCAGGAATTGAACCAATTTCTTCTTCAACTTCCCTACATAATCCTTGCCAAATTGATTCATCAGTCTCTTCAACTTTGCCGCCAACAAGGCCCCACATTCCCTCTTTTTTTCCGTTTGCTTTTTGTAGGACAAGAAATCTTTTAGTGCTTTGACTAAGAAACAAAGCACCGCTACCACGAACTTTTTTAATCATAGGACTAGGCGCCAGTGTCCTTCTGGGTATTCGCCTTCGAAACTCTTCGTCCATACCTCACCGTCCCACTTATATTGAACACCTGTTCTTAAGTTAGTTATATAAGTGACATCGTATACCGTAGCAGCATTGAAAACAACATTCCAGTTATTGCCGTCCCACTCTATGATGTTATTAGCATCAGTAATAAAATCAGAGAGATCACCATTTTTCCAAGCGTCAGGACCATCGTTATTCACATCCTTTCCAATTCTGTCTAATAATAGATATCTAATACCAGATGCAATAGTATTAGGAGGGCTATAAGTTGTTGGATCGATAATTGCATCCACTGACCCTCTACCTGCAACGACAGTATTTGTTGGATATGTATCTGGGTCAAAGTTAATAACAGCAATAGTATCATCGCTAGGATTAATACTCATAGTACCTACAACTTCAGTACCGTCTGCTTTCTTTAAGAAGATTCTACTAATTCCTGCTCTAAACTTTCCGTACTGATCTAAAAGTTTATACCAATTAATATTAACGCCATATTTTTCAGGAATATCGGTATCACTAACACTTTCGCCTGGACCAAGTAAACGTGCTTGATTGTTTATAACAAGTAGACCAAATCTACCAGGGGTGATGTATTGTGTTGATGCTGGTTCGTTATAAAGGAAATAAGGATCAATTTCACCTGTTGCCTCAGTAAAGATATTAGCAACAATAGTGTGAATAACTCCCATTCTTGTAACTCTTGCAGGAGGAGTAATCCAGATCGGTGTTTCAAATTCTAACGTAGCAATGTCAATCTCACTATCTATGCCTTGAGGAATAGAACGACTTGTTAAAGTTACACCGGTTAACTCAACTACACTCAAACTAGTCCAATCAACATAATTGTCTGTAGTTTGTATTTCTAAACTAGGGTTAAACAATACAAGAATTTGTTCAAGTATTTGTAATTTCTGATCAGTGTTTGTTGACCAAACATCTGCCTTAATTGTAAGTTTATAAGGTGTAGGCATTAATCGTTCAACAGTATAGTTAATACCTTGAGCAGTTCCATAAGCTCTATTTGCTGAGGAACCGTCTTCTAATATTTCACGTTCTCTAATATTAATTTTACTAGTAAATGTAGCATCACTAAGACGCTTGCGATCTATATCTAATCCAGTCATGTAGACAGCAATACGTGGTGCTGACGGCATTTTATTTTCTGAATTGTCTTTAAGTATAGCAGCAACTTGTCTTGACATATCTCCATATATAACAGGAACGACTTTTTCAACGCCGTCAGCAGTTCTATACTTAAAATTGCTTAACATTCTAATTGTTTGTGCAAGGTATCTACGTATTTGTCCGTCATAAAAATATTGCATTAGAAATCTGCCCTCGGTCTAAGTGCCTTTGATAGGCTTTGTTTCTGTTGAATTGTTTCTTTGAATATAGTCCATTTAACTTCTATACCAACATCCATAGAATATTTTACTGTAAATGCTACACAACCGTCCTCTTCGAATATACTTGTAACTGGATTTCTTGCTTCGCCATACCAAACTTCAACTCCATAATTTGCATTATATGGATATTTTGTAACAAATTTCTTTCCTACACGATCAAACATTGCTGTCGGATCGGTTGGACGGAATGTCATTGGATCCTTAATAGTGAATACATCTAACTCAAGCATACCAACGCCGCTAAGTTCTGTATTATTAATAAACTTAGTTTTGTATGTAGATCTTACATCATTGTTGGTCATTGTTTGACGTGCTTTATCTTCATACTTGACCCAACGCTTGCCGCTATAACGG